TGCTGCTGCGCGCGGGAAGCTGAACCAATGCCCATGTCAGATCTCTCTTGTTAGCATACCGTCCGGCTGACGACGGAAGCCGAGTCTTTCCAATACACCATACATGAAATCGTTCCCGTCATCGACCCTTGTAGACCGCGTATCGGCTAAAAGTTTCTTTAGCAGTCCTCTAGTCAACCAACGCTGCCGCCAATGCGGCAGGATCGACACATGCGTTTCACCGTCTTTCCGATACACCGCGCCAATAGGCTCAAGATCTCTAATGATTACAGCCACATGCCAATCAGATATTTCCTGTTCGTATGTGTCGTAATCCATAGGATGCCGCCAATCCGTAGCAGCGTATCCTATTTCAAGCCCTAGCGTCCTATTGTCCACAATGTTAGTCGTCATTCATACAGCACATTAATGGTGCCGGCGTCGAAGTTAGCCGTGCCGGACACAGTGGTGATCGAAAGCTGCGTCATAAGGTTGCCGAGCGTGCTACGACCGCCGCCGGTCAGAACGGCCGTCGTGCCTGACTTAAACGTATGGTCGGACGCATAATAATAGTTAGTCGGGTCAACCGTGCTTATGACCAGCGTGCCAGACACCGTGTCAGCGGCGTCAGTCGAATTGATGATAAGACCGGCCGTCGACGTGCCAATCGTGGTGCCAGCCGCCGCAAGCCGCGCGCCGGTCGAGATATAGTTGGTCGAGGAAATACCCGCGCCCGTGCCGAGTTTGACAAGGATGGGCGATGTGCTGTCCGTCGAGACGCCCACGAACATGACCGTGACGCGCTTAGCCCACGTCGGTATGCCGGTAAACGAGATAGACGTGCCAGTCGTCGACGCTACAGCCGTCTTGGCCGCGATGCGCAGATAATCGCCGGCAATGGCGCTATTGGCGATAGGGACGCCAGAGATCGTGACGCCAGCGCTCGCCGTGTATTCTTGGATCGTATCTGTGCTGATCGTGCCATTGACAGCCAGTTTGGTCGCCGGAACCGTCGTGCCGATACCCACCGAACCGTCATTGGTGACGACGAACGGCGTAACGTCAGGATCGGTGCTGTCCTGCACGACGAGCGCGTTGCCGGTGCCGATCTGCGTGATCTTTAGCGCCGGGCCAATCGAATCGGTTGAGATCGTGACGTTGCCGGACAGAACCGGCGACACGGAGGTCAGCGGAGCCGTGACGTAATCGACCGTCCAGATTTCAACATCGTTTTCGTCGGTCAGGCGGAACTTGTATGACAGTTCGCCCAGCCAAATGTTCGCCTCTCCGCGCGAATCCAGAATGACCGGGTTTTCATTCGGCGTCAGGCCAGTGTAGTCCGTATAGGATACTTGCGGCGTGGTCGTGCCGGCCGAATAGGTATAGACCTTACCGCCAACCAACGGCGTGCCATCCGCGTAGAAGAATTGGGCTTTTGGGGTAGGAGTTACGACTGCCATTATCCACCTACACAACTGGTTACGGTCAGAATGACCGAAGGAATTGCCGGAACCGGGCTAGACGCCGCCACATACGGAATCGACACGTTTGTGCTATCGGCCGAATAGATCAGTTCAAAATAATCGCCAGCCTGAAGGTTTAGCACGAAATTCCACGCCGCGACAGCCGCAGCATTCAAGCCATTGGCAAGCGTCACGTTAGTGGCGGAATCGGCTACATCAACGCCATTTATGCGCGGCCAGATATAAATCTGTTTCGTGCCGCCGCCGGTTTCTTTCAACTGCGCCGAGAACTGGAAATTATACGTCGCCGCATTATCTACGAATATCTGCGACGTGACAGGGCCAACATAAACCCCGTAAACCAACTCAGACCCGTCAGCGCGTTCATAGGTATTGTTGAACGTAATCGCGTATGCCGTATTGATTACCGCCGGCGTAAACGTCGTCGTGCTGTAGAACGAGCCGTAACGCCGGCCAGCTTCAACGGCGATGTAAGTGTTATAGAACCAGCGATACCATTCGCGGGTGACAAAGTTCGTCACCTTATCCCAGATTGGAACGCGTGCGGCGGGCACGAGCGTGTTGTTGGGAAGATTAGGCATTTGTCGGGCTCATTATGAGTTCTGCGCCCATAATGGCGACTTTTACCGGATCAGTGCCTGACACCTCATATACGCGGTCGCGAATCTTTAACGTCATACCAAGACGACGCCAGATCGTGCGGTAGCCAAACTGGCCAATACGGCCCATAGATTTCCAATGTTCGTTTGACCATGTATGGCCGCCATCATCGGACCAACGAAGCATGACCTGCGGAACAATACCCGGAGCCGGAAGATTGAGCGACGAAACGATAAAGTCGCCGCTTTCCGTTATGATATTGAAACGGTTTTCAGTCACGAGATAAGTTGTGCCAAGCAAACCGTAGTCATTACTGTTAAGACCGACGCCGGTTTCGCAATCGAGTTGCAGACTGTGCTGCACTGTGCGCTTTAAGTTGTTCTCGCCGGTCGGCAACGCGCGCCAGGACCGCAACCATTTTTGAACCGTGCCGGCTTCCGTGTAGACGGTCGGATCGTAAGCAAAAAGAAACCCGCTAACATAATCGCCAATGACGATTTCGTTGTTGAAGTTCATCTGGCATTGGCCGCGATGACGCGTAAACTGATTATTTTCCCAGCCGGCGCGCTCATGCCAGAGGCCGGTCGCCACGTCGTAAACCCACGTCGTATTGGCGGTTGGGAAATTCAGCACATAGAAACTATGGCCGTCTTGCTGATAGGTATATGCAACAGCGTCGCTTAGCGTGTCATATTGCTGGATCTGCCACTCGACAGCGTGCGTCGATATGCGCTCGCCGGAATAGCCTTTCGACCGATAAACAATACCATTACCGCGCGCATCGCGGCCTAGCCAGAACAGGCCGTTGTCAAGTTTAGCGACCGAATAGGCGGCAAGACAGCCGATTTCGTTGAACGCGCCTTGGATACGCGCCAACGGGAAATCCGGCGTGCCGGCGTTATACCACACTTCGACGGTATTGACGCCGAACAGCCAAACCTCGCGGTGATCGACGATCAGCGTGACAAGGTTATCCGGCGAACCTTCGGCGCTGGCAAACGCAAGCGAGTCAATAGATAGGCCATTGTAAGATTCCGTTACCCAAAAGCGTTGGCTGTTTGGTTCGTTGTAAACGAAATAGCCGTCAAGAAAGCCAACCCCAACCGCGCCGTAAAAGTCAGAATCGGTGATCTGCGCAAGGAACGGAGAAAAGGTGAGCGTAACGCCCGAGGCCGTGGCCGTGGCGGCTTGTGACAATACAAACGTCGTGTCGTTTGTGATACTGGCGACCGTCGTGCTGGCCGGAATGCCTGCGCCCGATACAGGCTGACCAACCCATATATTTCCGGTGAATGCGGTCGTGACAGTCGTGCTTGTGTTGGTCGTGTTGCACGACAGTGTAATGTCGGTGTTATTGTAGATGTAACCGTTAGCGCCGGCGGCAATGAACATTTGAATGCCATTGTCGACCATGTTGACGGGGCTAGTCGTCGAATTATCCGTGCCAAGAATCTGGCCTAGATCGTGATACGTCCAATCCGAGTCTATGCGATACAGGCGGCTACCGGAGACGGCGTAGCCGTAATCGCCATACTGCCACAACCCGCGCACGGGGCCGGTCGGAAGCTGCGTTAAAGCGCGCAACCCCGGCGTGCGCTGAAGCCAAGCGGCCTCTTTGCCGCCCTCCGGCACGACTTCTGGGTATAGGTTGACCATGCGACTATCTGCCGCATTTGGGCTACGGAGTACGTATGATGACCCGAGAATTGGGGTTTTCAATGTTTACTCCCTAACTACTAAATGCTATAGTCGGCCCATGACCGAACTTACAGCAAAAGAGTTGAGAGATATATTGGCTTATGACGCCAATACGGGGCTTTTTACTTGGCTGATTCGCCCGAGTAGAGCAGTTAAAATTGGCGATATAGCTGGGTGCCCAGACGAAAAAGGATACCTTACGATAGGTATCAAACGCCGCGTTTATAAAGCGCATCGGTTGGCATGGCTGTATATGACCGATAAATGGCCTACCAAGCTTATTGATCACATTAACGGGATTAAAAGCGACAACAAATTTGATAATTTGCGTGTTGTCGACGAATCCGGCAATTCGCAAAATGTTCGTAAGCCGAATAAGCGAAATAAATCCGGCTTTATGGGCGTCATATTTTACCAAAATAAATGGCGCGCCAGCATAACGCATAAAGGCAAGACACATTGGCTGGGCGACTTCACGACACCGGAAGAAGCTCATCAGACTTATCTTGCCGCTAAACGTAAATTTCACGCTGCTTGCACCTTGTAACCTGTTGATTTTGTTAATAGTTGCCAGCAAAAATGTTATAGCGCTGGCGCGTGCCGACGATGCTGTAAGGCAGCGCCATGATGTCGTCGGGGTTATTGATGCGCTTCAGGTTGCGCTTGCTATACATGGCGATGCGCTGCACCTGCGCGGAGGGCTCGACGCCAAATTCCGGGGCCATTTCGCACGCCAGATTGTAACGGAACGCCCGCAGATAGCCCGGCGGAAACGTAAGCTGCGTCGCCAACTGCGCTGGGCGCGTCAGTTCCTCGACCGAAATAAAATGCCATTCCAGCAGCCGCAACGGCACCGGGTAAATATACATTTCAATGTCGGGATACGTATTGTTGACGAACATGACCTGCGGGTAGGTCGACGTGACCGTTTTGACCGCGATGCCGTCATACTGCTGCTGATTGATTAGCTTGATGCCGTAAGACACATTGGTCTGCGGGTCGCGGAAGTAAGTCGCGTCGTCTAGCAGGATGGGTCGATTGCCAACAAAGTCGCCGGTCGGGCCAAGCGACCGATTAAGCTGACTTGGCGGCCACAGGAAAACCTGATCCTGAGTTGAAAAGACCGCTAGACGCTCCGTGTTCCACGAGTCGATCATTTGATTCAGCGCGGTCAACGCGTCTTGAGACGTTTCCGCTGAGGGCGTTTCGCCTTCTGCCAGAACCCCCAGAAGCCTCAAGGCTCCGTTGATCTGCTCGCCCGCCGTCGTCATCAGGATCGAACCTTTCCCAGCCGTTTTCTATGTCGGCTTCCGCTTCTAATTCCAGCGTAGCGATCTTAACGCCATGCACGTCATGACGCAAATAAATGAGGGCCATTTTACACCTATGGTAAGGGCCAGCCGGCCCGTAGGCCGGCTGTGGTATTGAGATTAGGTGAGAACCGGAAATTCCCATTTGCCGCCCACCGAGGTGAACAGCTTGCCAGCGCCCGTGGCGTTGGTCGTCGTGGCCAGCGAACCCGCAGGAGCGGTCGTGGTCGTGACGCCAGCCGTGATGGCGGAGGTCAGGAAATACAGGCCGGCCGTCGCGTTAGCGACAACAGCGCCTGTGGTCGCCGTCGACGTAAACGTGCCGGAGACAGTAGCGGTGGTGAGCGTGCTTCCGCTGATCGTCGCACCCGTGATGGTCGTGCCACTCACGAGTTCGGGATCAGAGAAGGCGACGCCAACAGGTTTAGTGTTAGGCATTGCCTTCTCCTATTATTAACCGATGCGATAGATCGTGTAGGCGGCCGTGCCGGTGCGACGGAAGCGGAAGCGAGCCGAAGCCGGGAACGTAGCCGTAGCGCTGTCCGCGACCACCGCGTTACCGACGATGGTGTTGCCGGAGCCCGCGCCAAACGTCACGTCGTTTGCAGCGTTGTCACCAAGGTTGATGACGACGACATCAAACGCCGAATTCGTTTTGATGCTCGGGAAGGCCGCGTCGATCAGCGCGCCGGTCGGGAACGTGTAGGTGCCGGCGTCCGTGCCGCCCGAATCAACGGTGATAATGCCGTTGGCGAGATTGCCAACAGTGACCGTGACCGTCGCGCCCGTCAGCGCGCTCGGGGCAGGCTGCGGGGTCATAAGCGGCTCGGTCAGCGCGCCAGCGCCGAGTTGATAACCGCCAACGGCGTTCGGGATAAGCGGCGTCGGGCCGAGAGTGTCGAGCGGATAAGCAGCGCTCTGAGTAGCAGGATCGTAAGCAGCCATAGTTCAATGCTCCTATATCTGAGAAAAAGAGTGGGCCGAAGCCCACCCTATTAGCCCCAAAGGCGAACCGCCATCTGCGGACGAATGACGCTGTAGCCATACAGAACGTCAATACGGCAGGGCAGTCGGTCGTTGTTGATGTCATACTGACGGACAACGCGGAGCGAAATACCGTTGTGAACCTGGCGCGAAGCCATGTCGACACCCTGCGGGAGCAAAAGGTCGGCGGTGGCGAACGCGATAGCGTCCTTGTGGTAGATCAGGTTCTGCGGATACTGCGTCGAGGCAGCGCCGAGGAACGTGACAGCCGCAGAAGCGACCGGCAGAGCGTCGACCGTGGCCAGAGCCTGCGAAGCCGAATACATCGCGTTGACCTGCACCGTCGCCGTGGTCGACGCCGTAACGTCAGCCAGACAGACGAACTGGAACAGCGAGCCAGTCGATTCACGGGTCTGCGGGTTGACGGCGTAGACGTTGGCGATGGTGAACACGTCACCGGCCTTGATCGTCGTGGAGCCGAGGCCCGTCAGAACAATCGTGGTCGAGCCTTCGGTCGTGACCGACGAACTGACCGTGACCGTGCCCGTGCGCGAGCCCGTCGTGAACTGCTTAATCGACTGCGACATATTCAGTTCGTCGTAGCCGAGAATGCCTTCACCGAAGATGCCGTTCTTGAACTGCTTCGAGATAGCCGAAACAGGGTTGAACAGGCCCTTCATGCCTTCGATCAGCGACGCGTTGGCGGCCGGGTTGACCGTCGCGTAGCGCGGCGACATGACAGCGGCGTTCTCATTCAGCTTCTGCTGCGCC